CCGATACGAGGACTTTGAACAAGTCGCGTATAACCCCAACCTTCCCGTCACGGACGTTATGGCCCAGGCTATTCAGGCTTCCGATATTGGCCCCGAAGTAATTTATTACCTCGGCTCCAATCCAAAAGAAGCTAGCCGGATCTCCCGTCTGTCGCCGGTCTTGCAGGCAAAAGAGATCGGAAAAATCGAGGTCAATTTGACTTCGAATCCGCCGGTTAAGAAAACCTCAACCGCGCCCGCACCTCTTGCTCCTGTCACGGCTACCCGGTCAAATTCTGGACCCCGATACGACACGACTGACCCTCGGGCCACTAAGTCAATGTCAACGTCGGAATGGATTGAAGCGGAACGTCAGCGTCAGATCAAGAAGTGGGAAGCGCAGAATCGGAGATAAGGAATGTCTAACTCAATTCTTACGATTGACATGATTACTCGCAAGGCTCTTGAGATCCTTGAGAATAATCTTGTCCTGACGCGCACCGTTAACCGCCAGTATGATGACAGCTTTGCCGTCGAAGGCGCTAAGATCGGCTCGACCCTGCGTATCCGCCTGCCTGACCGCGCTCTGGTCACGGACGGCGCTGCGCTTCAGGTGCAGGACGACAACGAACAGTACACGACCCTGACCGTTTCGTCGCAGAAACACATCGGCGTGAACTTCACGACCGCCGAACTGACGATGCAGTTGGACGACTTCGCGGAACGCGTGCTGAAGCCGCGTATTTCGCAGCTCGCGTCCTCCATCGACGCCGACGTTGCTAACAGCTTCAAGTATATCGGCAACTCGGTCGGCACGCCCGGCACGACCCCGGCCTCTTCGCTCGTTCTGTTGCAGGCGCAGCAGAAGCTGAACGAGAACGCCGCTGTCATGTCGCCGCGCTATGCGACGGTCAACCCGGCTGCTAACGCCGCGCTGATCGAAGGCATGAAAGGCCTGTTCAACCCGGTTTCGGCCATCAGCAAGCAGTTCAAGAACGGCATGTTTGGCGAAGGCATTCTCGGCTATGACGAGCTGAATATGTCGCAGTCGATCAAGCAGTTCACGACCGGCTCGCGCGCTGGCACCGTGACGGTCAGCACTTCGGTCACGACCGAAGGTTCGACCACCCTTGTGCTGACGGGCCTCGGCTCGACGGTCATCAAGGCTGGCGACGTGTTTACGGTTGCCGACTGTTATGCCGTTAACCCGCAGACCCGTGAGTCGACTGGTTCGCTGTATCAGTTCGTTGCTCTGGCTGACGTTACGGCGTCGACCACCGCTTCGGTCACTGTCCCGGCGATGTATTCGGCTTCGCAGGCTCTCGCCACGGTCGACGCTCTGCCGGTTTCCGGTAAGGCCGTCACCTTCTTCGGCTCTGCTTCGACGCAGTATCCGCAGAACCTGATCTATCATCGTGACGCCATCACGTTCGCCACCGCCGACCTGCTTATGCCGCAGGGCGTCGACATGGCTTCGCGTCAGGTTCACAATGGTATCAGCCTGCGCGTCGTGCGCCAGTACGACATCAACAACGACCGTCTGCCCTGCCGTATTGACGTGCTGTATGGCTACTCGGTCATCCGTCCGCAGATGGCTGTCCGTCTGTGGGGTTAATTGGATGGGGCTTCGGCCCCATCTTCTTCAACTAAGGAGAAATTCTTATGACGACTTCTACTTCGAATGCCTCTTACCCGCTCGATTCGTACGGTCCGACCGGCGCGATTCCGAACGGTTCGGCCAACTACCTGTTTACGGACGGTAACACGGCTGCTGCCAAGCTCGTTGGCGGCACGACCATCCTGTTCCCGAACGGCGCGGGTATTTACTTTGTCGACACGGCGATCACGGCCAATTCGACCACGACCTCTGCGGTCAAAGGTTCGATTGGTCTGACGACGAACGCTACGGGCGTCGGCAAGATCTTCTACTCGGACGGCACCAAGTGGCAGTACGCTGCGGTTAGCTGATAGGAGCGACAACCATGCCTAATAGCAAATCGGTTGGCGTTGCCTTTTCTGACCCGGAACTCGTCTCTGGCACGACCATTACGGGCGCGACCATCAGCGGCGGCACCATTTCTGGCGCGGCTCTGACGACGGCGACTGTTTCTGGCACGTTCACGTCGACGGCGACTACGGACGCAGTTATCGCTAACGCGACGGCTGGTCTGTATTTTCTGACCGGCGCGATTACCGCCAACTCCACGACGACGAGCGCTCCGAAAGGATCTATCGCCACGACCACCAATGCGACTGGTACGGGTAAGATCTTTATTTCGGACGGCTCCAAGTGGCAGGCCCCGACCTAATCTAACCCTACGGGCGGGCTACGGCCCGCCTGGCCCTTTCCATAGGTGTAAAATGGCTATGATTTATTTGCGCCATGAGGTTCATGGCGTTAAGATCGCTACGCTGGAAATGGAAGCGGAAGCCGACGAAGAGAACGGCTGGGAAAGGTTCGATCCGAATGACGACGACAGCGTACGATCAGATCTGCGGAGCCCTGAGACTGCTGGGCGTCCTCGCAGAAGGCGAAACGCCCTCGTCGGAGACGGCGCAGGACGCGCTGACAGCGCTGAATCAGATGATCGACTCGTGGGACACGGAACGTCTGGCGGTCTTTTCAACACAAGATCAAGTATTTAACTGGACGCCGGGACTTCGGTCACAGACGCTCGGCCCGACTGGTGACTTTGTTGGTGAACGTCCTGTTCTAATAGACGACGCAACTTACTTCCGCGATCCGCAGACCAATGTGTCTTACGGCATAAAATTAATTAACCAACAGCAATACGACGGTATTGCCGTCAAGACTGTCACGTCGACTTATCCGCAAGTCATGTGGGTCAACATGACTTACCCCAACATCGAAATGGTCATCTATCCGGTGCCGTTACGGTTGCTGGAATGGCATTTTGTGTCAGTTGAAAAGTTATCCAATCCGGCCAAGCTGGCTACGGCGTTGACATTTCCGCCCGGTTATCTTCGTGCGTTCCGCTATAATCTGGCCTGCGAAATGGCTCCTGAGTTTGGCGTCGAGCCGTCCGCGCAGGTGCAGCGCATCGCCATGTATAGCAAGCGCAATCTGAAGCGCATCAATAACCCTGACGACATCATGGCGCTGCCCTACAGCATCGTCGGAACTAGACAAAGGTACAATATTTTTGCGGGAAATTATTGATTTATCAAGGACTTATAACTAAGGTAAGCAGCATGTGCTTCTTCTGGTGTATCAAAACAACCTATCTTGATATGCTTACGGTTGAGCATTATTTGCGCGCGCCATTTTCCTTGATGGAGCGATACGCCTCTAAAACCCGATGTATTATTGCAGTTTGGGTGAGTTACGTTGTGCATATTTTGCGCTCGGCTTACGTCGCGCAAATTATTAAATCGGTTGTTAATTTTGTCGCCGTCTATATGATCGACGTGATGATTAGGCCATTTACCAGTCATATAAAGCCAAGCCAATCTATGCGCGCTATATCTCCGGCCTTTAACGGATACGCGCCAGTATCCCGATTTCATCTGATCCCCGGCAATAAGCCCTGTGTCTTTACGGGTAAAAATGCCTGTATCGGGATCGTAAGTAAGTTCTTCTTTGAGAATTTGAACCGTCAGCATGTTGCCTCCTTTACTGCGGAGGTTTTACCATGAAGACCCCCATCTTGGGAAGTAGTTATGTAACTCGAAGCCCAAATGCCGCGGATAGTAGGTGCGTTAATCTTTACCCAGAGGTTATACCAGAGGGGGGCAAAGAGGCGGCATGGCTACAGCGCGCGCCAGGGCTTCGTTCATTGGCCATATTTCCAACCGGCCCTATTCGTGGGCTGTGGCAATACGGCGGGTATGGCTATGCTGTTGCGGGCACCAAACTGTATCGTGTCGACACCGACTGGTCATATCACGAACTTGGCACGGTCGCCGGCGTCAGCAACGTCAACATGGTCGACAATGGCACGCAGCTATTCATAGCCGCCGGCGCTAACGGTTACATTTATAATAACAGCGACTTTACGCTTGAATGTAACACAACCAACGGCGACGCCACAGTTACGACGACTAGCACTGCCGACATATGGGTTGGCCAGCCTGTAACGGGCTCCGGCATACCTTCATCGACGACTGTTTCCAGTATAACCGACGGCACGACGTTTGAGCTGTCGGCTAACGCCACGGCGACGGCTTCCGGCGTTACGCTGACATTCTCGCCGTTCTTCAGCGAGATCACTGATCCTGATTTTCCTGGCGCTGTTGGTGTTGGGTTTCTTGACGGCTATTTTGTCTTTAACCAGCCTAACAGCCAAAAGTTTTGGGTCACGGCGTCTTATAACGGTCTGTCTATTGACGCGCTCGACTTCGCCAGCGCCGAAGGCTCGCCGGATAACCTTGTCACGCTGATCGTTGACCACCGCGAGGTTTGGCTGTTTGGTCAGAACTCAGTCGAAGTCTGGTATAACGCCGGCACGCCGGACTTTCCGCTTGCCCGTGTTCAAGGCGCGTTTAACGAGATTGGCTGTCTTGCGGCCTATTCTGTGGCCAAGTTGGACAATGGCTTGTTCTGGCTGGGCGCGGACGCTCGCGGTAATGGTATCGTCTATCGCTCAAAAGGCTATTCCGGCGAGCGCGTTTCAACTCACGCTGTCGAATGGCAGATCCAGCAATACGCGACGCTTTCAGACGCCGTGGCCTACACCTACCAGCAAGACGGCCATAGTTTCTATGTTCTAAATTTTCCGACCGCCAATACGACATGGGTTTATGACGTGGCGACGGACGCATGGCATGAACGCGCTGGTTGGGATAACAATCAGTTTACCCGCCATCGCGGCAATTGCCAGATGAATTTCAACAATGAAATTGTCATCGGCGATTACGTCGGCGGCGGTATCTACGCCTATGATCCGACCGTTTATACGGAAGCCGGTTCGACGCAAAAATGGTTGCGGTCTTGGCGCGCGTTGCCGACTGGCCAGAACAATCTGAAGCGCACAACGCAGCATAGTCTTCAACTTGACTGTGAAGCTGGCGTAGGGCTGGAAGGCTATACGCAGGCTGAATATAACGCCATCACCTATATTTACGACCGCAACAATGAGTTTATTCTTGATCGCGCCGGTAGCGCGCTGCGGATTCGTAATTATCAGAACTACAGCATAACCGTCGGCGCGAACGCTAACGTCATGCTGCGCTGGTCGGATGATGGCGGCCATACGTGGTCGAACGAACACTGGAAGTCTATGGGCCAAATTGGTCGCACAGGCTATCGCACGATCTGGCGGCGGCTTGGCATGACGCTAAAGCTGCGCGACCGTGTATATGAAATATCAGGCACTGATCCGGTCAAGATCGCCATTATGGGCGCAGAACTCATAATGGACCCGACAAATGCCTGATAATAATACGCTTATACCGGCGGCGCGTGTCCCGATATGGGACAAGGTGACAGATTTTGTCACCCGCGAATGGTATCGCTGGTTTTATAATATGTATGTGTCGGTCGAAAACGGCCGACGTTATGGATCATATTACGATACAACCACGCAAACGGCGGCGGCGGCTAATACAGCCTATGCCATGACGTTC